AAGTCTGATTTAGATTATGTGTTGGACGTAAACCAAATTTTTGATAATATGTACGCAAACAAGGATGAGTAAATGGCCGTATCAGATAGCACAGACTTTGAACTCGACGTTGCGGAGTACATTGAAGAAGCGTTTGAACGTTGTGGTTTAGAGGTCAGAACAGGTTACGATCTTAAATCTGCCAAGCGTTCTCTTAACTTGATGTTAGCCGAATGGGCTAATCGTGGTCTTAATCAGTGGACTATTACACAAACCACACAAGCACTTACCTCTGGTACAGCGACGTATAATCTTAATACAAATGTGATTGATATCTTATCTGTTGTAGTACGACGTAGCAGTACAGATTTTGCCATGGAGCGAATAAGCCGATCCACATATTTAGGCATACCTACTAAGAGCACAACAGGACGACCTAACCAATTCTTTTTGGATAGACAAATTACACCTGTTTTAAAAATATGGCCTACTCCAGAAAACAGCACAGACACTATAATATTTGATGCACTCACCCGTATGGACGATGCAGACACGTTTATAAATACTATGGATATGCCCTTTCGGTTTTTCCCATGTTTGGCAGCAGGACTGGCTTACTATATTAGTATGAAAAGAGCGCCTAATAGAACACAAATGCTTAAAGCAGTATACGAAGAGGAGTTTCAACGCGCGATGACTGAGGATAGAGACAGAGCTTCTTTTAACGTAGTGCCTCAGTATGAATATTTTAGGAGTTCCTGATGGCTCGATTTGCACAAGGTAAACACGCTTACGCCATATCAGATAGATCAGGTTTTCGTTATAAATATAAAGATATGCGTAAAGAGTGGAATGGATCTCTTGTGGGCAAAGACGAGTTTGAGGCAAAGCAACCACAGCTTGAGCCTTTTCCTACTGTAGTCGATGCCTTGGCATTAAAAGACGCTAGACCAGATAGAACAGAGCCACAGACAGTTACTGTTGGTCCCGGTGGTTTTCCAGACAGAGGTGTGGCTATACGCGCTATTGCATCTGTCGGAGAGGTTACGGTGACAACATGAGTTTTACTTTTGCCACACTAAAGACTGCGATACAGGATTATTCTGAAAATACAGAGACGACGTTTACAAATAATCTATCTAATTTTATTAAGATTGCAGAGGAGCGCATACTTAAAAACGTGCAGCTCAGTATATTTAGAAAAAATGCAACAGCCGCTTTCACTTCAAGCAGTGAGTTTTTAGCGTGTCCAACAGATTTTCTTACACCTTTTTCTCTAAGTTTTACCGATGCAAGTAGCAATAAGGTTTTTCTTGATTACAAAGATGTAAATTTTATACAAACCTTCACGCCAAACTCTTCCACCACAGGATCGCCACGTTTTTATGCTTTATTTGATACCGACAACTTTATTGTGGCACCCACGCCTAGCAGTAGTTTTGCAGTAGAGTTGCATTATTATTACAGACCAAATAGTCTTACAGCGGGAGCTGATTCGGGTTCTACGTGGTTGAGCACAAATGCACCTAATGCTTTGTTGTACGGCAGTTTAATGGAAGCATACACGTTTATGAAAGGTGAGCCCGATGTTATGCAGAATTATGCACAAAGGTTTACTGAAGCAGTGCAATCGCTTAAACTGTATGGCGAGGCAAAAGAGGTTAGTGATTATTACAGAACAGGCATGGTTATGAGGGATAAGCAATAATGTTGATGGAATTACCAAAAACACCAATAGTAGATATACAAACTACAAACAACAGGGGCTTCACTCCAGAAGAAGTGGCAGCTCGTTGTGTAGATAAAATTGTAGAGGTTGGCGACAACGCTGCCCCTGAGATTAGGGATCAGGCCCATGCTTTCAAAGCACATTTAGAAAAAGTAATTACATTTTATATGAAAGAAGCAATAAAATCAGATAGAACTACTGTTTGCAACGCGATTAAAAATGCAGGACACGAAAAGCTTGCAGAAATGATAAGGAGATTATAATGGCGATATCACAGGCAATGTGCACATCATTTAAGGTAGAGCTTCTACAAGGTGTTCACAATTTTACAAATAGTTCCGGTAATACTTTTAATATAGCGCTGTACACCTCTAGTGCTAGTCTAGGAGCGGGGACTACAGCGTATACTACAAGTAATGAAGTGTCTGGTACAAATTATACCGCAAAAGGACAGGCGCTTACTAATGTAACGCCAACATCATCTAGCACGACTGCTTTGACAGATTTTACGGATGAAACCTTTAGTAATGTAACTCTTACAGCTAGAGGAGCCTTAATATTTAATGATAGTGCTTCTGGTGATCCGGCGGTGTGTGTCTTAGATTTTGGTTCTGATAAGTCAGCATCATCGGGTGATTTTACTATAGTTTTTCCTGCGGCTGATGCAAGTAACGCGATAATAAGGATAGCATAATGGCCTTTGTGATAGCAGATAGAGTTCGTGAAACGACAACGACAACAGGCACAGGCACAATCACCTTGGCCGGTGCAGTCACGAATTTTGAAACTTTTACTGCTAATCTATCTAATTCTGATACAACCTATTATGCTATTGTTGACAATACAAATGGTGCCTTTGAGGTTGGTTTAGGAACATTTACATCCTCTGGCACAACACTAGCACGATCAGTTATAGCGAGTTCTAACAGTAATAATTTGGTAGATTTTGGTGCAGGAACCAAAGATGTGTTTATCACAGTGCCTGCAAGCAAGATTGTTGTGGAGGATGGTAGTAATAATGTTGCCATAGGGGGCACAGTAACAGCTACAGCCTTTAGTGGTAGTGGTGCATCTCTTACAGGTGTTGATGTAGTAAACGATACGTCACCACAGCTTGGTGGTAATTTAGACCTAAATGGTAATGACATCGTAACGACATCAAATGCAGACTTAGAGTTAGCTCCAAACGGAACAGGACACGTTACGGTCAAAGGTAATGACAATCAGGGAGCCATACAGTTTAACTGCGAAAACAATAGTCATGGTCAGATAGTAACGGCAGCCCCTCACTCAGAGAGTGCTAATAATACACTAACTCTACCCAGTACAGGGGGTAATGCTCGTTTAGTATCAACAGCCTCGACTGCCACCTTAACAAATAAAACCTTTGGCGATAACGTAAGTTTTGGTGACAATAATATCACAAATGTAGGTGATATAGCTGTAGACTCTATAAGTCCAGACGGGACAGATATAAATGTAGCGGTGTCCGACAACTCAGCTACAGCGTTCACAATAAAGCAAGGGTCAGATAATTACCTTGTAGTTGATACAGCGAATAGTAGTGAGTCTGTAGCGATAGGCACAGGCATATCGGGGACTGCGATATCTATAGGGCATACGACTTCAGAAACAACAGTGAACGATAATCTCACAGTTACAGGTAATCTTACAGTTAGTGGCACAACCACAACGGTAGATAGTACAACTATAAATGTTCAGAACACCTTAGTTTTTGAGGGTTCTACAGCTAACGATCACGAGACAACATTAACAACAGTTGATCCTACAGCCGATAGAACAATAAGTCTGCCAAACCAGTCTGGAACTTTGCCGGTTCTTGCAGCAGCGAGTACCACACAGATCACATCCACACCAGAAGAGTTAAATATTTTAGACGGGGTCACATCTACAGCTTCAGAGTTAAATATTTTAGACGGAGTAACAGCGACGACTACGGAAATAAATTTACTAGACGGTGGAACGTCTGTAGGTAGTTCTATAACTATAGCTGACAGTGATGGTATAATCGTTAATGATGGTGGTACAATGAAATCTGTTCCTGCCTCTGATGTTAAAACCTACGCATCGGCAGACTCAGCTTCTAAAGGTTTTGCCACAGCNATGGCGATAGCATTGTAAAGGAGAATANATGGCACAAGATTTTGAACGAAATACAGCCAACGGTGTAGGCACAAGTGCCGTAACTTTACGAACAGCAAACTCAGACGATGCGATAGTCGGTATAATGATAGCTAACGTAACAACCTCTCAGATAAATGTTGAGGTATACATAAACGATAGTTCTGACGATATACATTTAGTTAAAAACGCTCCCATTCCTGTCGGCTCTTCTTTACAGGTTTTAGATGGTGGTGCAAAGATAGTGATGCAAAATGGTGACGCACTCAAGGTTAAGAGTGACACCGCTAGTTCCGCAGAT